CAGGCGAAAGGCTCACCGAAGATACGCCCTTCACCCTGTACAAATCCTCGATGGTAAACGCCCTTTTCTGAGCGTTTGCCGAAAGCAGCGTCATCACGAGTGCTGCCGAAAACATCAATCTCTTGTTCATATAACCTATTAGTATTTATATTTACGATGCAAAAATAGCAATTATTTTTGGATTTCCTGCAACCTTTTCACTACTTTTATCGTCTAAGCTATAAATAACATTGATAATAACATAAAAAAGAAAGGAAAAGACAATGATTTTAAGTACAACTTTACTGTGTTTCTCAGTGTTTAAAGGGGTTCTCTGATGCTCTGATAACTTGAAAATGCCGCAATCATGCACCATGTTGCACAATTGCGGCTCTTAACGCTGAAAATAAACTGAACAAAAACTGCACGGAATTATGGCAACACTGAGATTATATCTAGACACAAGGGTAAAAAGGCAGGATGGTACGTTCTCCATCCGGCTTGCTGTCAACCATCATGGTGGGACTGCATTTATATCCCTCAATCAATACTGCAAAAAGGATGAATGGGATAAAAGGGCTTGCAAGGTGCGAAAGCGTCCGGATCGTGATGCTATCAACGACTTCCTGCTTGACCGTCTTAATTTCTACAACAGAATGATGATGAAGGCGCAATGCAGGGAAACATACCGTGGCGATATTACGGCTAGGGAACTCCGGGACTTAATAATGCTTGAAGCCGAGCCTGCAAGGGAAAAAGTCGCCCTGCTTCGAGATGGCTTCATTGCCTACGAGGGCAGGAATCTGAAAAAGAACACGATAAACAGATATAAATATACTTGGGCAAAGATTGAAGCTTTCCTTGGGAAGGAAAAAGCGGCTCTGCTTACATACGATGAGATTAACCGCTCTTGGCTTGAAGACTTCGATGCGTTCATGGCAAAGGAAGGCTTGTCTAGGAATACCAGAGCCAGCAGGATGCTCTGTGTCGCTGCTGTCTTCAACTTGGCGATTGATAATGAGCAGACGAAAAACTACCCTTTCCGCAGGTACAGTCTCCGGCTTGAGACAACGAAAAAGCGAGATTTGTCCGTTGAGGAAATCCGCTCTATCTTCGAAGCTGGTGGTGATGAGCTGGTCGACATGTTCCTGCTGATGTTCCTGCTGATTGGTATCAATGTGAGTGACTTGTTCGCCTTGACAAAGGAGAATATCGTCCGTGGTAGACTGGAATACGACCGGGCGAAGACTGGCAGGCATTACTCCATCCTTCTTCATCCCGAAGCTCTCCGAATCATCGAGAAGTACAAAGGGGAAAAGAAGCTGCTTCGTTTCTCGGAGCATTTCAGGAACGTTGATGTTGCAACGGTCATGATTAATAAGAAACTCGCAAAGGTGCGCCCAGGGCTTACTACGTACTACGCTCGCCATACGTGGGCATCTATCGCCTTCAATCTTGGAATTCAAAAGGACGTGGTGTCGCTTGCGCTGGGTCACTCGTTCGGTGTCCGGGTAACTGATACCTACATCAATGCAGACCTATCGAGAGTGGATGAAGCCAACCGCAGGGTTATTGATTACGTGCTGTACGACAAAAAATAGCCCTTATTTCTTGCGAATTTGCCGCAGAAACGGCTCAAATTGTTTTCGGGGATAGTTTTACGTGCTTACCACGTAAGCGGCTCAGAACGCAAATTTCGGGGTAAATCTGGAAAAGAGCACAAAAATACCCCAGCGGTGAAAAAGTCGAGTCGCTGGGGTAATAAGTGGAGACCACTTTAAACATTCAGTGATGCAAAGGTACGCTTTTCCTTTGAAACAACCAAATTATTTGCCAAAAAATTTCTTCCTCAACAAATCATTGATAAATCGTGACTTGTTGGGCAATGCGTTTAGGAAAGGCAGCAGGTCGTTGTCTATCTGTATGCCAACTAGCTTGACCGTTGCGCCTGCACCCTTCTTCGTTCTCTTGATGTTTCTTCTATTCTCCATATCCGTGATTCTTTACTGGTTCTCCATTTACCCGCAAGAGGTTGCACTGATAGATGCTACACCTCTTCGGGTTCTTTCGTGGCGTGCCATCCTTCTTGCAGGTCATACCTCGATATACGAGGCAAGGCAAGGGGTATTCGTAGGTTCCATTCACAACCTCCCAGCTTTCAACCCTTATCGTGTCGCAGTGGTCGCTGATATAATCGCCAACATTAACTGGGCTGTGCTCAGTAGCAAATGCTCTTGCCAGTACTATTCTTTCGTTCTCAGCCTTCACGTTGATTTCGTGCAAGACTTCTCTGTACTCTTGTTTTGTCATTGTCTTCTGTCTTTTTTTAATTGTCTGTCCAACTTCGTTTTCATTCGGTTCATCTTGTGCTCAAGCTTGCCAATCTGCTTATAAGATAACCACTCCGGCTTGATATTCAACGCAAGCCAGTACTGGCGCATTTCCTTGCAATGCCGGGCGATGCTCGGGAAATAGAGGTGTCGCTCGTATGGGTTGCGAAGGAAGTACTTGCAATCGGATAGCATACGACCAAGCATCATGTATTTATGCTCCTGCCCTTCTCCAAGACTGACAAGCCTTCCGTTGTCCCCGACCCACAGCATTGCGCCCTCTCCCTTCCAATAAAAGTCGAAAGCCTTGCTTACCGGATAATAATAGCCATCGAGCACCGTGCCTTCCTTTAGGTCTCGCCCAATCTCTCGCAGGCAGGTTCTTCCCCAGCTGGTCGTTACCTCGACCACTGCTTGTGCTGGTATCTTGTCGTATTCCTTCATATCTTGCCAAATTTAAATTTCTCTTTCAGTGATGTAATACTTGTATGTAACTCCACCCATTTTAACCTTGAAGTGTCGGTCTCCCTCTTCCATCATTTCTGCAAATGGGTTGTTCCTGAAGGTTTCCTTAATTCGAGAAAACCTTTCCTCCATTATCTCCTTGGTTCTGTAGTCTTCGATGTGACTATCAACTTGCCCAAGGCTATTTTTGCCGTTCAAAATGTATTGTTTCATATCTTGATATATTGTGCAGGGCTTGCGCCCTGCTGGTTAATACTTTTCTATCCAATACTCTGTTGTACGATTCAATCCTAAGCATGCAAATTCAGTCTTGAAATAGCCTTGACGTACCCAGTGAGGATAAAAATTATCGGTTTTTTTATATTCCCTAAACAAGCCGTTCAAGAATTGCTCTGCCTTGTCCTTGCGTGTAAAGTTTGCCAACTCCTCGATTTCCTCGCCTTCTATCTGGCTCTTGATGTAATATTTTGCTCTTGCCATTGTCTTGTCTCCTATCTTTAATCATAAAGTTCTTTTAATCCGTCTCGCTCGTTAAGTTGGGCTGCAAGCTTATCGGCTTCTTTCATTTCAGAAAATCCGAACCACTTGTTTGAGTACTCAACAACCTTGTCTCTTCCGTTGATTTCGGGTTTTACGAGTGCTACGGTGTGACTTCCGTAGTACTCGATTACTCTCCATACTTTCCAGTCGCTCATTTCTCTGTCCTCCCTTGATTACTTAGCATACAGTGTTACAACCAATCCTCTTCTGAGTGCGCAGCGGCAAGCGTCCATACCAGCCTTCAATGCTCGCTTGATAAACTTATTGAAGAGTTCTGCTCCGATGAGCTTCAAGATTCCGCTTACTCCTACGAGTGTGTTTATCTTCTTGCCATCCTCTGTGCGTCCGAAGACCTTAATACGGAAGTTTGAGTTGATAAACTTTGTTGTGAACTCTAAAATGTTTGAATTTGACTTTTTCATTTTTCTTTGGCTTAACCGTGTTGCCTAGGGCTTAATGTTACTGAATGTTTTAAAGTGCTTATCTCTTAAACACGATGCAAAGATATTAATATTTTTCCGTTCCACCAAAACTTTTCTCGAAAGATATTAATATTTTAACTTTTATTGGCTGTTTATGTCGTAAGCACGGCTATTTTCGGTCGTGTTCGGTCGTTTTCGGTACGCTTTCCACGCTCTATATAATAATAACCTGAACGCATTAGCTAGAATGAATATAATCTAACTCTCATATCCCCTACCCCTTTTCTCTCAATGAAAAGTGTTCTTCGCACAAAAATGGGCAGAAAAACGCTCTCCTGCGCTTCCTGCCCTTTTAAAGATATTATGATTGAACCTATTGAACTCTCTTCTTGATGAACTCCTTTATCCAGTTTACCGCAAGAAGGAACAGAAACAGAATCACGCAATCGCCAATGAATAGCCTTACCTTTTGCCATGTGCTCACTGGCTTCTCTACCTCCTTGGTCTTGTATCTGTTCACGTAATACTTTACCTTTACGGTGTCGGTCACGAATGTGTAAATGTCGCCAACGATGGTGTCCGTCTTGGTTGTCGTCTTCCATCTGGTTGTCGTAAGGTTGTGCCACCGCTCCTTGATTACGGTGTCGCCCTTGATGTACACCAGCACACTGTCCTGCTTGATTACGCTGTCATGCTGCTTGGTGTCCTGCCAGTGGATCTGTCGCTGGTTAACGCTGTCACGTCTTACACTGGTGTGTGTGCTGTCGTGATAAACCGTGTTATTTTGCGCTGTTTTAGCGCAGGAACAGCCAAAAATCAAAAGTGGGGTAATTATAAGCATAGCGAGAAACAACGCCACAGAACGCAAATTTCGCCCTTTTCTTGAATTTTCCATACTTTGAAATGTTTGATTGATATGTTTATTGCGCAAGCACCTTGATTTCCAAGGCTTCCTTGGCTCGCTTCAAATACTTCTCGCAGGCTGCCAGTCCATTGTACCCTCCGTTTATCTTCCTTCGGATAGCCTTCAAGTCGTCTTTGTCTGCCAGTTCATTGCAGCCGAAGGTGTCGAATACCCACATCGAGGATTTTGTTGCTCCCAGAGAACGCTCTAGAAGTTCGGGACTTTCCACAACATCGAAGCCGCAATAATTGGCATACTTCTGATAGTTGGCTCGCCCGGTAATCTGAATAAGACCTCTGCCCTTATACTTCACGCCATCGCCCTGCTGGGTGTTTCCGAGGTCTTTCCTGCCCTCGTAGGCTCTGCCGCTTGCCAGTTCCTTGGTATATCTGAGCTCACCGCTTTCGTGGGCAATCTGTGCGAGATAGTGCGCCATCCTTAGTGGGGTGTTGATGTGGAAATGCTCTGCCCATCCGTTGATGATTGGAAGGTAGGTGTCTGCCCTGCTGCCTGCATTCGGCATTACCTTTAAAAGTTGCGCTCTAGTTATCCTCATTGTCTCCTCCTTTCTTCCGCTCTTCTTTCATTATCTCGACAACTGCCTTCGCAATTTCGTCCTTGTTCTCGAGTATCACCTGCATCGTGCGGTCTTGCTTGCGTATCTCAGCCTTCTCGTATGCTTTCTCTCGGATGCTTTTAAACTCGCACAGAAGCAGATACACCGTCCAGGCGATGGAGAACATGGGAAATGGAGAGATAACACACGTAGCCACGTCCATAAGCGAAGCAATACCGAATGTCGGGAAATACTTCTTCGCCTTGTCGCACGTCTTCTTCAATCCGGTTGAAGTTCTTGCAACATGCAGTTCCTTCGCCTTCTGTATGCCTGCTATCAGGTCAATTGTCATCGCTATCAGAATTGTAGCGAAACAGATAAAAATTACTAGGGCGCACAAATAAAGGTGGTGCACCTGAAAATCGTGAAATACTTCGCTCATATCAATTTATTTTTTTTTTGGTTATTCCAATTTCTCCCAGTCGATGGTCGCACCCTTTCCGATGATGTCTGCCGTCCACCTGCAGAATGCCATACCCTCGTATCCGTCCGGATCACTGGCTACGGCAATAGCATACTGTACGCAGTCGCTCTCGGTCTTGATTACCTTCGGGTAGAAGTCCGCATAAGCCATATTTGCCAAATAGAGAATATCCCCGATGGTTGCGCCCTTGGAGATTATCTCGTTGTTTGTCGCCAGCCGGATTTCGTCTACCGTCCATCGGTGGCTCGTTCCGTCCACGTTCTTCATCTGCTCGCTTGCCTTGATTGCTAGCTGCTTAGTGAAGTGGTAGCCGTGCTTGGCAACGTATGCCACATATCCACTGGCTCCCATGAGTGCCTTTGCTGCCTTCTCGTATGGTAAGCCGTGGATGATGTCGCTCTCTTGGTGCTGGTGTCGCTCTTCCTCGCTATCGCAAGAATGGCGCATAACGATTATTTTCTTCATTGTGCGCCCTCCTATCCTAGTTTGTCGAGTAACTGTTTAACCATGCCACGAATGCCGCTTATATCGCCCTCAAGTGCCTTGAAACGCTTTTCGGTTTCCTGCTTCTCCTTGATTGCCGGGTTCAACGCTGCAAGAAGTTCTTCGCCCTTGGCTTTCCGCTCCTTGCTTGGCTCGTATGCCTTGATTATCTCATCGGCTTCATTTACCAATTTCCCAACTTCGGGCAAAAGGTCTGCCTTGTCGGTTGCCAGTACGGTTTCGCCTGCAAAGGTTACTCCCAGGTGTTCGGGTATGGTGTAGATGGTCTGCTTTCCCTCCACCTCGATTGTTACGTCTCGCATTGGCTGTCCGCTGCTGGAAATGGTTGCGATGCCAGTGTTGATGTGCGGCTGGTTGTCTACGACCTTGCCTTCCTTAACTTCCACCGTCTGCTTGTCTAGCAGATAGACCGGGTGATTTCTCTGAATATTTTTAAATTCCATAATGCGCTCTTTTTAGATAATTCAATAAATAGACAAAAAGGGGTCTCACTGATAGAACAGCGAGTTGCCCCTTGATAGATTTTGTTTAGACCGCCTACGCTCCAGTGGTGGTTGTGGTGGTCTTCAGCTGCTGGATAATGAAACCAGTCTGCTCTCTGCGCTTGCTGTCCTCCAGCTGGATGCGAAGGTCTTGCTCCCAGTGGTTGTTTAGAACATCAACGATGCGCTGAGTATTCTCCTTGCCCGAGGTCTTCAAGTCGCAAACGACCGACTGGATAAGGTTGCTGAGACTGCTTGCCGCACGCTCCACACCTGTATTGGTGTAGGCGAAATTCTGCTGCATTGCGTTGATGATGTCCTTCTGCCCCAACTGGTTCTCGTAGCCCATACGATTGATGTTCTGCTGCGTGGTGCAGCAGCAGTCCTTCAACTGCTGGATGATGTTGAGGTTTCCGAGGTTCGCTGCGTTGATTACTCGCTCTGCGCTGAAACCAACCTTGCCGCCTACATTTTGGATTGCTGCCTGCACGCCACAGACTGCATTCTGCAGCTGGTTCATATCGCAGTTAAGATTCTGCGCCAGCTGACCAAGAGCAACGTTGTTGCCCTTCACTGCGTCCATCAGGAGAGCCGTATTATTGCCGTCCTGCATCTGTGTGCGAAGGCTCGCAATCTGATTCTGCAATTCCGTGTCCTGCAAATTGCCGCCACGGTTATTCCAGTCTCGCATCCAAGCCATCATCATCATATAGGCAAACGGGTTATTCATCCAGTTGCCCATACCACCGTTCATTGCTGCCAGCATAGTCGCTGGATCATTGTCTCTACCTCTAGCGAGCAAGGCTGCTGCTAGGTTGTCATTGCCACCGTCCCCAGTGCAATAGACTTTTTCGATTGTGTCTGCCATAAAATTTTGAGTTAATTACGTTACGGAAGCCAAATATTGGAATCCGCTGCAAAGTTACTCTGATTTTTGGCTCGCTCCAAAAAGTTAGTGCAGGGGTATTTATCGAATTATTTTCAAAGAACGCTTTTGGTTATTTTCTTTTTGTTTCTTGATTAAATACAAATCGGCTCTACGTCCTTGTTTAGCAAGGTCGCTTGTGCCGTTGCAAGTCGATAGACCCTAGACGTGCTGATATAAGTGTAAGCCATCTTGCAAAGATGTCTAACAGCTGGAATGGTGCGGTTTAATACGGTCGCAATGGTCGTTATGCTGAATCCTGCGTGCATCATCTGCTCAACGACCATACATCGTGTCATTACGAGGTTTTCTGCTCTCGACTTGCCGAGAACGTCTTCTCTCGTAATGCTCAACTCTCCGCTCGGCAGTTCAATAGCGCAACACTTGATTACATTGTCTATAACTCGCCATAGTTCTTTCTCCTTGTCATTCATATATAATTTATTAAAATTATTGTATATTATTATATATATTTTCAGACGAAAATTGTATTATTCTACCCCCAACATAGAATCAATCATTCCGTCAATGGCTTCATCGGTCATGCTCTTCTTAATAGTAGGATCTGCGCCAATTGACTTCATCATCATAGCTACCCAGGGGTTGTCACTATCCAGCGTGGATTGTATCTGCTCCTTGTATGCTTCGTGAAGCTCGCCCGATTCCTTAAACTCCAAAAGAACCGTGCGCAAGGCTTTCACCACGTAGTTATCCATCAGCAATGGATTGTCCATTGCCGATGAAAGTTTGGTAAGAAGCACTGCAAGTGCTTCATGTAATTGTTTCTTATTCTTCTTCATATCGTCTTATTTTTAAATTTTAAAAGTCAGCGACTTAGAGTTCAAGTTTACCACCACAAGCATATCTTCTTGAGGTTTTAGTAACTCCTGCTTTAGGAGTTACTGGTTTTGCTCTACCAGTACTTTTTCTCATAATAGTGTATTTTAAAATTATTTTAGTTTTACTTGTTTTGAACAAACTCTGCGACAAGAAGACTAATATTATTAATCTTAATTAAGCGTGCATAGGTATTGTATGCCGTTTCCAAAAAGTCAATCCTCTTAAGAATTGGACCCTGTGATGTTTCTTCCATTTTAACCAGAACGCTAATACCAGCCTGGCTGCAATAAGTGCGACATTCTTGCGTTCCTGTAAAGACTACCTCCAGGATGCCTCCTTCCGATGCCTTTTGAAACCATTTAAATACGTTGATACGACCTGAATTATTAATGTTAACAATTTGATGATTTGCAACAAATGGAATATCTGAACTTTGAGAACTTTCAACAATAGCTGTGCCAAAACTTGCTTTTATTTTCGTCCAAAGCTTCTTTAGTCCACTTTCATCTAAGAAATTCATACAAACCTCCTTTCTAATTTAATGCATCAATTACCGATATTGGGATTGCGCTGTCCGCAGTTGCGCTAGTGGCGATGCCGTTCAACTTGGTTTTGAGTGCTGCCGTGAAGTCTTCGGTCGAAAGCCCCTTCCCACTTACCACGTCTACTTTCTTCGCAAGGGCTGCATTTACGTCTGCCGTCTTGGCATAAGGTGACAAGTCGTAGGTGGTGTTTGTATCAGTCCACGGAACATTAACATAAGCCTTACCGCTTCCATCTAGCAGGACGGCATAATTACGACCGCTTGTACCATAACCTATAAGAATACCACCCAACACCGATGCACTGGCAGTAGGCAGGGTGTAATTGTTTGCACCATCCGCAATGCCATCTAGCTTAGCCTTATCGGAGGCTCTCATGAAGCCGTTTTGACCAGGATAAGGTCTTCCCCCAGTAGTTTTGGGTTCAGCAAGAGGTACATCCGCTACTTTCACCCTCCCATCACCTAGTGTATATACAAGATTTCGAATTGAAGTGACTGAAGTAGATGACCCGTCGGATGCTACACCTCTGAAATCCATATTTATTACCGCTTCCGTCTTTTTGGCGTAAGGCGTTAAATCGACCTTCACGGTGTGAGTACCGATTTTTTCCCACGCACCATTGGTATAGTAATACTCTTGATACACATCGTTGGCATCGCTTCCGTCCTTAACGATGTATATCTTGTTACTCTCGCCCGATGAAGGAAGGCTGGTTACCAACTTGAACAAAGATGTATCGAGGTTGCCAAGTTGTGCGAGCGGGATTCTTCCGTTGGCATCAAGTCCACAAATGCCGTTGGCTGCATTCAAAGTTCTCACGCTTCCGTCTGCCATCAACACTTGGGTTGCAGTGCCACCAGTCTTCACGATAGCTATAGCTTCCATTCTATTTTCATCAACATTGAAAATGTCTATAGTTTCATTTTCATTACCAGATATTGTTATACTTAGTTGTTCTCCGTCAATCGTATACTGCAAACCGGATTCAGGGTTAATATAACCACCTCTTTTGCTAAAAAAACTAGAATTAGCCCAGTCCTTAATCTTCTTCCATAAATAGGCTAAGCCTATTGCGTCTAGAAATTGCATAATCTATTGTTTTAAATTGTTATTTACTAGTAATATCTGTTATCTGTTCCTCCGTGATTGCTGGAGGGAAGTCCTTCGTCACGATGTCGGTCACTCTGTTTGAAATATCCTTGTAGATGTCCGTGCCGAGTTTTTTTGCTGTCACGCTGCCGTCTCTGATGTTTCCAGTTGATATACAGTCCTCGGTCAGATGGTCGTGTTTGACCGCTCCCGGTTGTAGTTTATCTGAGGTCACACAATTGGATGCTAGGTGTCTGTTCTTTACAGAGCCATCGGCAAGCTTCGCTGCCGTTATCGCCCCATCCGCAATTTGCGCTTCCGTTATTGTTATCTTGGCGAGTTCACTCTTGATAATCCTAACGACCGCATCGTTCTCCAGTTTATCGTCCATCATGGCAAGCATCCTGCTTAACTCGACAACGATGTCGTAAATTTCCGTGCCGACACGCACCGCTGTGTTTTCTCCAACCTGCGTTGCATCTCGTATCAGCTCTGCCATACGGAGCATTTTTTGAATATCCTCGTTCATGTCTTATGTGCTTTTAGTTGCCTATTGCGTGAATGTGTGCCCTAGTTCCTCTCTGTGCCTTCACTTCCCCTTTAGGGGTGAATGCCTTGAGATATTCGAGAGCATCAGATAAATATCTTTCTGCCATATCCATGATGTCGTTGTATTGCTTGTTGCTCGATACATCTTGAACATGGTCTGAATAATCGTCTCTGTGGCGCATTCCACCTGCCCGGCTTATAATTGTGCCATCGGCACGGAAAAGCCTCGCATACGTGAAATAAGCGAGTGCCTTGCGTATTCCGCTGGTGTACTTCTGCACCTTGGTTTCGTCTTGGCTGCAATCGCCTTCCTTCTTTGTGGTGTATTCGCCACCGTCCAGGAAAGTTGTAGGCTGGAAATCGGGCAATACTGAATCGCCCCACTCTCCCTGCTCGGTCGCTGCCTTGAACCGCTTCCACCCGATGGCTGGTATGATGTTCGCATCTTCGCATTCACGAATGTATGCGTTCACTTCATCCTCATCTAGGTGTGTGCTGGTCGGTCGTGCCAGTTCTCGGAACTGTTCAACCGTTATAAGTCGTTTCCTTTGTTCTCCCATAGGCTCAATCAATTAATCTATCGTGTTGTTCCCTGCCTCGCTGCTGATATACTTCAACGGCTGTAGCTTTGGGTCTAGGTTCTGAATGGCTGGGTCGTGCCAGCTGTTGAAAATCTTCTTGAAGGCTCGCTCGATGAATCGCTGCTCGGTCGTCACCTCTCCGGCATAGTATTCGTAAGCGTCCTGCATAACTTGTCCGCTGAATCCCAGCTTGCCAATGCGGATGGAGTAGAAGAGTTCTTGATGGAACTGTGCGTAGATGCGTTCGATAACGCTGCTGTCGGTCACGGAAAACTCCTTGTCGAAGTTCTTCGTTGGGAAGGCGACAACCTTCGGTTCGTCTTCCTCGTTCTCAACCTCGACAGCAAGAATCTTCGCTGTGTTCTCGTCCCCTTGGAACTGCAAAAGGTCTTCATCGGAAATCATCTGTCCGCTCTCCACCTCTTCGCCTTCCTCGTTGAACTTCGGAACGCCCTTCTTGGTTACAAGCATACACGATACGAGGAAGTTGTTGCGGACGTTTCTCATCTTCACGTTTCCCAGTCCCTCATCGGTCGAAATCTCCGTGATGGCTGAATCGTAGCTGGCTGTCGGATAGATGAACTTTCCGTCTAGGCTCATCCACAGAACCTGCCCCTTGTAGCTGTCGATGCCGCCAGCGTTCTCAATCTGCTCAAGGGCGATGTCGGGGTCGGGGTTGAAGACGTTGATGCGCTCAATAGTCTTCTCGTTCACCATCAACCGCTTTCCGTTCCTCGTTTTCTTCTGCTCCCAGTCGGGGTGCAACAAGACGTGCGCCACGTTCCCCTTGTCGTCCGTCTCTTCCAGTCGGCAATTCTCAAATGGTACGTGGCTCACGCTCGACACCTGCCCTAGAACGTTGTAGTTTACATGAAGGGCAAAGCCTCCAAAGCGTGCGAGGTCTTGCGCTACGTTTCGAAGCAAATCGTCTGCCGTGTCCCCCTGCGGGTTCATCGCCAACGATGCTAGAATGTCGCTATCGAAGCCGTAGCCCTCAATAAATCGGGCATATCGGTTAAGGCACAGCATTGCCGTACCGCTGGCTTCCGTGATGCGTGCGAGGTTCTGCGGATAAAGATTATCATATCCGTATGCCTGCATCTTGAATCGGCTGACGTAGCCAATATCAACTCTTCGCTTTGGCTTTTTAACTGTTTTAACGTTCATACTGCTTGTGTCGTTTTACTTGTTGTTTTGTTACTCTTCCTTGCCTGCTTTCTCGGCTTGGTCGATGTCTTTCTTCTTGTCGCTGCCTGCTGGCGGCTGCTTGTTCTCGATGAGTTCATCGCTGGGTATCTTCTGAAAGTAGCTTTCCATGTGTGGGTACTTCGTCAGATATTCATGCGCTACCTTGTCGGTCAGGTTCTCATTCGTGAAAATCTTACCATGGTAGAAATCCGGGCAGGAAATGATAAAACCTGCCTTCATTGCGTAATTACATGTTTTTGGCATTGCCTTTTCTTTTTTGAGTTTTAGATAAATTTCAATCAAAGCATCGTGGTAACACTGCTGGCAGGTTGTCGGTACAAACCGCTTGCGTGTCACCTCGAAATATAGAGTTTCTATAACTGCCTTGTCGGTTGCATCAAAGGGACTGTCGAAACGTGCCTTCAACTCCCCGACCTTGGCTGTTGCTTCCTTGTATGTCATAGGCTACGCTGCTGCTTCCGTCAGAAGGCTCTGATACTTGGCTGCTGTTGTCTCGCTGTCGGTGTCAAAGAAGAAGTAAGCTGCCTTTGGTACGCTCTCCTCTTCCAGCGTGATAAGCCAGCCGCCCTCGGTATCGTCTGAGTACTTGTCGTTCTCGCCTGCGCTTGCCTTCAGTGCCTGCGCATATCCGAATACCTGATACTCTGCCTTTCCGTCCGCTCCCTTAGAGAGGTTGCGAAGGATGATAACGAACTTTCCATTCGCCAGTCCGTCAATGATATTGGCGCAAACGTCAGGTGTGTTAGCCAATACCACGACTGCTACGGTGTTCTTCCAGCTGTTGCGGTACGTGCCAACGGTCAGCTCGGTCTTGGTTCCAGTGAATGGCTTGCTGCCTTCCTGCCGGATAGCGTATGCTTTCTTGCCAGTCTTCAAAACTAATGTTTTAATTATATTGCCCGCTACAACGGACTTGGTGAAGTCGATGTCGTCTCGGTTGATGATAAGTCCATCGCCCTCCAGTCCCTTTGTTACTTGGTCTTCGCAAGGGATGATGATGTCCTGAGCGATAAGGCTCTCGCAAGTTGTTGCCATATTAATTCGTTTTTAATTGTTATATCCCCAACACCGTTTTGTGGGTGTTGAGGATTGTCAAAAATAACTTAATACTAAACTGAAAATTTGGAGCGATTAGTAAGCTGCATGGATCATGTCCTCTTCAAGGAGAGCCGTTCCAATCTTACCGGTAGCATAGAGATAGTTTCTGCGCTCCTTCTGGTCGAACCAGATGTCGAGGTCGCTGATGAGATTGTCTGCGTCTGTACCAATCATAAGGTGCTTAGGGTTGCAGAATACCGCACGGTGTGGAAGGTTGATTGTAGCCTCGCCCTTCTCGTATGCTTTAATCATTCTGTCCCAAATGCCGACACGTGCAATCTTCACTCCGTTGTAGGTCGCTACTTCGAAGCCATCGAACAACTTCTCCCATGGCATAATGTCGTGGTAGGTCTTCTTTAGGTCGTAGGTCAGTGCGTCAGCAAGCGAGCGTGTCATGAGCAATACGGCATCGCTATCGTCTACGATACGTGTGTCTGCATCCATCAGGATGGTGTCTACAAGTGTAGTAGCCGCACCACTCTTGCGCAATGCAGAAATCTGCAATGCTGCCGTGGTCTCGCTGTTGGCTGCGATGGCGGTATGTTTGGTCGCTGTGGCTGTAAAGATGCGCTTGAAGAGACCATCGCAGACGTTGAAATTACTTACATCTAAGTCTGCTGTCAGCTTGCCGCCACCTTCACCTGCCAATGCTGCCTCCTTGTCGCCAAGCCAGCCGAAACGCCAAATCATCTGCTGCATGGCTCGCTGGAGTGCATCTGCATAGATTGTCATGAAGTCGGTGCTGGTGAGGTCGCCAATGGCTGTACCAGTCTTCAATGAATACTCTGCGATGGTTCCCTTCAATGCCTCGTAGCAAATCTTGAGAGGGATTTCCCACGGTCCGAGTTCCCAACGCTTCTGAGAGTTGGCGATACCCTTCTCTTCGTAGGTAGGGTCGCAACCGCCACCCTTCTTACCGACCATTTCCATCTCTCCGAGAAGAGCGATAGGGTCTTTCTCTTTGACCTTCTGAATGTTCACGAATGAAGAGAAGTCTTCATCGTTGTAGAAGGTTTCCTGCACGGCATCCTTGATGCTTGCGAGGTTTTCCGGCTCGAGTTTAAGATTCTCGAGTTGCTGTTTTGTAAATCCTGCCATTATTTTCTTTTGATTTAATGGGTTAATACTTGATTATTTCTTGCCCTTTTTGTGGAGCTTGGCAAGTCTCTCCTTGATAGCGTTCTTGCCTTCCTCGACAGCGTTCACGTTGTCGCCTGCGCCCTTGCCGCTTGGCTGTCGCTGCGCTGGCTGGTAGTGGCTGCTGTAGCCTGCCAGCACCTTCTCGGCACCGCCTGCCATCTTCACGGCATTCAGGATGCGCATGTCTTCCTTGCTCTTTGCGAGTTTCTGTGCGCCTGCCAGCTGTGCCTTGGTGTCGTTCAACTGCTGTTTGAGTGCTGCTACCTGCTGCTTCAACTTGGCTACGGTGTCGTTGTCGGTGCTTGATGCGCTGCCGCCATCACCGCCTTCACCGCCCTCATTGTCGGTGTCGTTGTCGGTGTTGTCTGCGGTCTGAATGTCGGTAATTACACCGTCCTCGACAACAATTGTCTTACCGTCCGGCATTTCAAACGTTCCGTCCGGACTTGCCTTGTCGCCAACTTGTGGATCTCCCTCTTCACGCTCAACGGTCAGAACTTGACCGTCCGATGTGTTGAGTTCCATCGCCTTTGGCTCTGCCTTGGCTTGTGGCTCTTCCACCACCTGCTCTGCTTCCTCCAGTGTCTTCACGCCCAACTTGGCGAGAATCTTGTCGAGGAGAGAAGCCTTTACTTCTGTTTTCTTCTCCATTGCTTTTGGATTTTGTTGTTTTGAATTAATAAAATTTTCTATGTTGCGTTTTGATGCGCTTGCGCTGAGTGGTACAATGGTGCTGCTGATAAGACCTAGGCGCAAAGCCTCGCTGGTGTTGATGAAGATGTCCTTATCCATCAAGGCTTGTATCTCTTCCCTATCGCACTCGCACCGCTCTACGTATGCGTCCACCATCTTATCCTGCCACATCTGCATTTCCTCGCCCAGGTTCTTCAAGTCCTTTGCGTTCAGCTGGTCGCCCAACCCCCAGCCAGGAACCCACGGATTGTGCAGCAGGAAGGCAGCGTTCTCGTATGCCTTGCGGCTCTCCTTTGGTGCTGCGAGCATGATGATTGTTGCCATGGATGCTGCCTTGCCCTCAACGGTGCAGGAAATCTTCTTGCCGCTCTGCCGCAGTCGGTCGTATATCGCCCAACCTTCGACAACAGAGCCGCCATTGCAGAAGATGCGCATATCGATTGTATCATCGTCTTTCGGTATGCTTGCTGCAAAAGCATCTATGTCTTGAAAACACACGCAATCACCTCCCCACCATTGATACCAGAACTTGTTGTCTTGGCTGTCGATGTCGTTGTATATTCTGAGTTTTGCCATTGAATCGTGATTTTTTAAGTTTTAAAACGCTGCAAAGATACGATATTTTTCTATATGTTTATCTCGTAAGCAGTTAATTTTTCTAAACAAGCCAAAATTTTGCGCTCTAAGCGGCTTTTATTGCCTTGGGTGTGTAACTTTACCACCTTCAAGCGAAAACCGCTCAGAACGCAAATCTTGATGAAATAACTGCAACCTTAGAGCCTGCCGATATTCTCTATCGTCTGCACTCTCCGCTGGGTGCGGTTTATTTCCTCAACGCTCACTACTGGCTGAGGAGCCATCTGATACCCTCTGGCTACAGCTGCCGCCAGCATATCCATGCCGATGTTGCTGCCTCCGTTGTTCGCTACGATAGGAACACCACCGCCCAGCTGGTTGAATGCGGATAATATCGGACTGAACATCGATGTCGCCTTGGCGGTCATTACGCTCTCGCCATTGGAAAGCCTTGCCGGGATACTGTCGCTAGTTCCAGTGCCCGAGCCTTGGACGTAGCCACCAGTGGAGAAGCCCTTGACGAGTGCTTTTGCTCCTGCAAAGGCTGCCTTGATAAGTACCATTAATGCTGCTGCACTCGCAACACCTCCCCACGACTTGCTTGCAATCTCCTTCGCTAGGATCTGTGCATAGTAAGCGTTAACTGCTATTTCGATAGCGTCAAGTATTGATGTCAGCATAGATTTGAGGAATGAGTGCAGCGATTTATCCTCGCTCTCAAAGAACTCGGACAGACCGTCTCCCATGGTTTGTATCATGTCGCTCATCATTTTCAGTTGCTCTTCCGTCAAAGCTGCCTTTTTCTTGTTGGCTTCCTCTTGCTCCTTGACTTCTGCATCGCTCAAATCCTTCTGTAGCTGCTCTTGCACGGCTGCATAGTTCTTGTAGGCGTCCATCTTGCTCTGAAGGAAAGCCTTGTATCTCTCCAGCTTGGCTGCATCGTCTTCCTCTCCAGTGCCACCATTCATGATGTCCGCATCCTTGCGTGCCTTCTCTGCGTCCTCGAACTCCTTGTTGAGTTCGTCCACAATCTCCTTGGCTTGATTCTTCAAGTCCGCTTTCGACTTAATCATGATGTCGAGAAGTTTTGCCTGCATTTCCTGCGCCTTTTCCGCTCCGATTTGTCCTGCCGCCACGTATGCGTCAATACTCCTAGCTACCATGTTCTTCTCCAGCTGTTCGAGGTCGTTGTTGTAGTCTCGCTCGTTGTCGTACATGCCTGCGAGGTATCGCTTCTTTGCGTCCATTACTTGCTCGTTGTACTTGAACTGGATAAGTGCAATCTGTGCCTGCAATTCCTTTTCCTGCTTCTTCCTGCGCTCTGCCTCTGCCTTTGCTTCCGCTTCTTCCTTGGCTCTCTGTGCCTTGGTCTTGGCAGTGCTGCCCTTGGCTGCTGCTGGTGTCGTTCCCTTGTTTCCGCTCGCTGGCTCGCTGCTGGTCGCTCCACCGTCTAGGTTCGCAAGTTTCAGATGGTTCAGTCTTCCGTGCACGGTGTTCTCGAATCCGTCAGCGAAGGAATTGCCTATCTCTATTCCAGCGTTCTTGATGTCGTGCCATGCTTCCTTGATAGTGCCGGAAATATCGAATATTTCCTTGAATCCCTTCTGTGCCTTGGATAGGTCAAAAGTCACGATACCTTCGAGAATATCAAGCATGCCCTTGGCTGCAAAGCCCATCCTCTTGAATGCGTCTATTCCGAGATTGCATACGAGTTTGATTGCGTTCCACATCAAGCGGAAACTTGTGCCGAGCGCATTGATTACCCCTCGCAACAGAAGGCTATCATTGTACCAGTCGATGAAGTAGTTGATGGTATTGAACAAACCCTTCATTATCTGAATGAGAACCTTCGTGCCGAATTGCTTTCCTGCCGTGATGATTGATGCAAAGCCCTTTTGACTGAAATCGAACATAGAACTCATATAGGTGTTCAGTTCCTTTTGTAACTTGATGTTCTCCAGCTGTACATCTCCCCAAGTTCCAGTCTGCTTCTTCACTTCATCAAGGCTGGTGCTCATCGTGTCGAGCTGTTCGATAAGCTGAATACCTGCTTGCGCTCCCTGCTTTCCGAAGACGTTCTTCAGAACATCGCCCACCTGCTGGCTGTCCGCTCCGAAGTTCTTCATCTTCGTGCTGACCTCTTGGATAACATCGAAGGTACTTTTCGTTCCTTTGGCTAGGTCTTCCTGCACTTGCTTGCTTGAAATACCGATAGCATCAAGGCTGGAAGCCGTGCCGCTGCTCATCTCACGAATTTTCTTGCTCGCCATATCGATGATGTCGAGACCCTTGTCGCTGAAGATACCGCTACGTGTCTGCTGGATGATAGCAACCATCTGGTCTGCCGATATTCCTGCATCGTGGAAGGTAGGCGCATACTGCTGTATCTTCTGCAACATATCGCCCGATAGGTCTGCACCGCTCGCAAAGCCCTTGTTGATTACGTCCATCGCCTGCTCGCCCGATAGATGAAAATTAGCCATAAGGTTGTCAGCCGTTCCAAGAACGTCCTTGAAATCCTTTCCCATCGTGTCCGCTGTGGCTGCTATGCTGTTCCTCATCGTCTCCAATGCTTCCCCGGTGTACCCAGTGAACTCCCTTGTCAGTCGTGTGGCTTCCAGCAATCCCTTGTTGTAGTCATAGAACCACTTGAATGTCATACCAACTCCGACAACGCCAGCGAGTGCAGCAAAATATGGATTCATAACCAAGCCGATTGCGGTCTTACCGAACGCCTTCAGCTTGTCTGTCAGTCCATCCATATTCTGCGCCAGTTTGATGATGTTGCTAACCTCGGTATCATTGACAATATCCATACCAAAGAACTCCGTCCCCTGCAGGTCATCTGCTGCTTGCATCATCGAGTTGTAGTAATTGCCAACGTTGCGATAATATCGTTGCGTCTCCTCCTCAGCCAACTTCAACTTGTCAGTTATCTCGTTGATATGCTTGGCTAGGGCTTGCCCCTTCGCTCCCTCACGTTCTGCCTTCGCCATTTCGTCATACTTCTTGGTGGCATTGGAAAGCTGGGCACGCAGCTGCTTCAAGCTGCCCTCCTGCTCGTTCTCTGTGCGCACATTGTTCTGTATCTCCTTCTGCAGGGCACGCACGTTGTACTGGTACTCCTTGATGGTTGCGTTGATGGCTTCCGTCTGCACCTTCATCTCGTTGGTCGTGATGGTCTTGTCTTTTTCCTGCTGCTGCAAGTCCTTGATGCTTGCCTTTAGCTGGTCTATCTTCTCCTTGTATCTGATGATGCCGTAGATTGCATCCTCGTACTTGACCTTGATGTCAAGAATCTGCTGTTTGTCTTCACTTACCATAGTTCGTTCTTTTTAGTTGTTCAACTCTATCATTGTAACCTCGCAATATCCGCTGTTTGTGGTCTTGATTTCGAGAACCGCAAAATACGCTCCATACTGGGCAAGGTACACTGGCTTCGTCTCGTCAAAATCCAGAATATCCAAGTCCGACAGATTGAGCCGCTCTGTGATTACGTGCGCCTTGGTGATGCTTGCTGCAAGCTGCTTGTACTTCGTATCGAAGATGTTCTGAAGGTCAATGTCGAATCGCAGTGCCGCCTGCTCCTTGTCATCCCTAAGCGTCATTATTCGCTCCTTGCATCCCTTATACTCTCCACCATTCTTCATGCCGAAAGAATCCAGTGTTCTTATCGGTATGCGGTTGTCATCGCTGGCTGCAAAAGGTAGCGTCCACGTGTCCTGCTCATAGTCCAAAGTCTGGTTGCTGATTACGAGGTCTGCATCATAGTCCCCGGTTGTCTCTTCGTCTTCCTTCCACTTGTAGCGGTTGTGTTGCATAAAGTCTGAAACGGAATACTCGCTTTTCCGTGGTGCACCTTGGCGGTCATACGGAATGAGTTTTCCGCTCCAGTCGTAGGCGTTCGCCTTGTTTGCCCAAACTCTGGTAAACATGATAAACTGCACCTGCGTGCTGTTGGTCAGTTGCCTAGGGAACGAGCCAGTTATCAAAGCCAGAAACTTAATGAAGTTTGTTACCTCGATTTCAGGCAGGTTTATGCCGATAGGGAAACTTCCACCAATCGGAACGCTGTCCCCACTCTTGACGCTCGCAGTGATTTTGCCGCCATAAACGGAAGGCATGTTGACTGTGTTTATTCCGTGCATGATAGTCTCAAACGTCAGTACATCGTCCTTCTTTAGCGATATAGTGTTTGTCCCTGCCGAAAGCAAATAAAGATAGCCATCGATAGCATATCTGCGTAGTACGACCGGGTACTTAACCTGTCCATCCTCGTACTTCAAATCTCCGAACTCGTATTCCTGCGTGGATGCCTCACCTCCGGTGGTACTTGGTGTTGTTACGGTCATTTTCACGCCCATAGGCAACTGAATCTCCGCTGCGTCTTCAAACTGATGTCTGACGTAGTATTGCACTTGCACATCAAAGGTCAGTTCGCAATCCTTCGTTATCGTCAGTTTCTGTACATCGCTGCCAGTGCTTGGTGTGACTGACGTCAATGAGTTGTTGACGGAAAAGGAAAGTGCTCCCAGTCCGTCACGGCTCTTAACGTCTGCGGTCAGATTACCGATGATTGTCTTGTCGTCTGCCTTGTTGTTGATTATAGGCACAACGAGGTTGTTCAACATCTTCTTTGCTTCATCATCCTGCCAAACGAAAGATACGCCCGACTTCCTCGCTATCCTTGACAATAGCCAGTTTACGGTCACACATGGCTGCAAGAATTTTGGGGACGTTTTATATTCATCCACCGCCACATCATCGCCTACGAAATCCTCCTTATTATCGCCATCTATCATTTCGTGCATAGGTGTCAGCCCGGTAACTGATAGCGACAGAGTGCTGTAATATTCGGCAGGTGCATTCACTACGAGGTATGCAGCTCTAGCCTCTCCTCTGATGGTGTATACTTCCAGCGTCTCATCTTCTCCGCTCACGGATATAACCCGCATGTACTTATCCAGTACTGCATAGCTTCTGTAATCGCCCTTTCCTTGCGCTTGCACCTTTGCCGTTGATGATGGCAAGAAAGGGATAAGAGCACAGATCATGTTCGATGCGCTCTCTATATTTCCGCTTATATACTTTCCGACCTCTGTACCTGTTCTGATGCGTCCACGGCTAGGCGAGTATTGTGTCGTGGTATATTTATTCCTCTGCACCAAATTAATGCCAAAGTTATCTTTGCTCTCAATTCGGTATGGATTGTAATAAGCAAAGAATATCCCATTGCTCACGGCTTCCTCCCTGGTGTTTGGAGTGTTGTACTTTTCAAAAAGCACTCTGTCTGTCACTCCCAGTTCGTTCAGTTTCATTCCGCTCTCCAGTAGCTTCGTGAACGCTGGCATTATACCCCAATAGATTGAGACCTCGATATTTTCCTCGATGCTCAGAACGTTCAAACGTCCGTCCTTGATAATTTGCACACCTCCACGGAAATAACTGCACTTATGGAAAATATAGGGGTATCTGCTGCCGCTCTTCGGTCTGTCCGCTTGCTGCAATACTGAAAGATTGTGCACCGTCCGTGGCAACTGGATGGTGTACGTGTAGTTCGAGGTCATTTTCGTGACGTCACGAAAAAGGTTGCTCTTGATGTCGAGCACCACATCGGTGTTCTCCGGCAAGTCCATCAAAACACCGTCAATGTAAAGTTGCTGGTCTATCATAGTCTCTGAACGTTAATGTTGTTAATAATCATTTCGCACACGAAATCCTGCAAGCAAGCTGTGCTCTTCGTGTAGCTTCCTGCCTTGATTGTTACGCTCATCCACATGTCTTCCTCTTGCTTCCAGTCTCCCCCTAGGTACATGTCAACGACTGGGCTGCTGGCTAGGTCTTGTAGCATATCGAACGTATCACTGTCAACCAACGGAGCACAAAGTTTGATTGAATCCGTACGCTCGTATCCCTGCCTTCTTCCATTATCGCCATAGTAGCCGTATAGATAATCGGCTAAATTGTTGCGTATGAAACTCAGGTCGCTGGCTATCTCCCTCGTTTCCTCCCCAGCCGCAAAGAGCCAATAGCGGATGAATCCGTGCCGGTCAATCCAACGCAGATAGATACCACTCTCAGCATCGTCTCTGTCGATGCGTAACAATAGTGACTGCTTACCTCCGGTGGTTAATCTGAAAGTAAGGTCGAAAGTATTGTCAAACGTTCCCTGCTGAATCTCTCCATCATAACCGTATATGTTCCAGTATTTTGCGCCACTAGGCAATATGTCTGCGTTGAAGTCCATCATACCGTAAGTCGGAATCTCCAGTAGCTTATTGGGTGCTCCCTCGTAACCGATTAGTAGTTTAGTGTTCAACTTGCTTAAGTATATGCCAAAGGAGAACGGATAATGAGTAAACCATGTAAGCCGTTTGTAGCCGTTCCACATCTCACCATACTTTGGTGCGCCCCAAACCATGTTCGTGGTGAAGTCGATGCTCGCAAGCTGTTCGTCTCTGTCATCGTATACGTTGACCTCGATGCCCACTAGAAGGTTTAGAACGCTGGAATCATAGTTTATTGTCCAATCATAGGCTGCATTGATACGTCCGTCAAAAAGAGCTTGCACGTATGTCTTGAAGTCTGTTATGCACTCACTGTTGAACGCCTCCACATTGTAGGCTCGTTCCTTGTTGCCACATCTGATTATTACCTCAATCCACGAAAGGTTACTTCCACTTGCTTTGATAATGCAAGGCAAAAATGCAAAGTATACTTCATCGGGGTAGAAAAAAGAATATCCGTTGTTCACTGTCTGTCTCATACCGTCTCATTGTTTAGTTTGATACTTCCCACCGAAAGATGGATTAATGAAATAAGTCGCTGCCCCAGCCGTTTCATCGTGTCGGGCACAACGTTGCTGTATACGTCAGCCCTGCCGCCCGTCCGGTGCAGTTTAGAACCCTTGTTGGCGATGGTGTGGGCGATGGCTCCTGCCATGCTCATGTCGCCACGCTCTTGTGGTGTATACTTGTGTGCCCGGTCGGTCTTGTAGGGTATAGGTCTGCCGTGCAGTCCCTTGTCCTTCATCCATTGCCGGATGATGCCACGGAAGCCGTATGGTATCTTTCCTGCCCTTCGTCCGGTTTCGAGAACCCCAAATGGCTTGTGTCCCCAGAGGATGGTTTCTTCCTCGCTGGGCTGTTCCACCTTTAGGCTCGCTATGGTGCGCCCCGATGCGTTCTGTCCGTTGATACGAATGTGGTTGATGATAAGTTGCCGTGCTCTCTCCACTTCCTCACGCATGATAAGCGATGCCGCCTTGGGGTCGAATTGAATGCCTCCCTTGCTCATACCTCACACCCTCCTATGCTCTGTGTCAGCTGAAGGGAGTACATTACGCCCGACACAATCGTGCTCAAACGCTCGATGATTGTCTCATAGTACTGCTGCCCCTCCAGCGGTTCGAACTGGTGCGACTGGTTGATGGCTCGTATCATCCTTGCCCCTGCCACCTTCATTCGGTCGATGCACTCTCCGTTGTCTTCTCCTTCTGCTGCCCTCGGTACGGTGTCGAGATAAGCCAGGGCAACGTTCACGGTGTCGTATACCCTGCCGTTGCGTATCTCTGTCGTGCCGCTGGCTGGGATGATGCAGACGATTGCCGGATAGTTCAGCTTCTCCAGCTTGGTGTCCGCTGTGTCCCAGTCCTCGAATAGGTAGGTGTAGTCTGGTAGCGTGTCTGCTGCCAGCTGCTTTAATGTGTCTCTGATTGTTGCCATAATTATCTAGTTTTACGTTTCATTTCCTCTGCTTGCAACTTCTGCAGGTTCCTCTCGTACACGCTTCTCTTGTTGTCCATTTCCATGCACTTGTAGATGCGAAGCCATGGTGTTTTTAATACTTGGTCGTGGTCGCTGATGCCCATCCTCACTGCGTACCAGTCCAACATGCCGAACAGACCAAAGCGCAGGGTATCTATGCCTGCTTCCTTCTCCAGTCTTGTTGGTTTCGCTGTGTCGGTGCTCTCGAAGAGTTTATTGATGCGCTCCACCTCTGATGTTACCCAGCCGATGAGCATAACGACATCAACAGCCCTAGCCTGCTCCACTTCCTTGTGGCTCAGACCGAGGACGGTTGTCACTATCTGATACAGACTTTCCTCGCTGTCTGATAGCTGGGAAAGGTCTATTAGCTGCCCGATGGATAGCTGGTTGAGATTGTCGGGCACTTGTTTCCCTCCGACAAACGCTGGTCGTGGCTGCTTGCCGATTTTGTAGCTGGTGTGCCTAGCAACTGCCAGCCAGTACTTGAATGTAGTGTTATTATCCATACGCTTTATAATTTTGTCGTTATCTTTGTCTCAATACGTGCGCCCTAGCCGTTCCATGGCTTGCTACTGATAACTTCTTCAAGGCTACGTATCTTATTGCGTCTATGCCGTGGTTAAATGCGTCTATCGGCTGGTTCGTTGTCTCTCCATCCCTTGACTTCTTCCACTTGTATTGCTGCATGTTCCCGATGATGCCGTGGCTACGTCTGGTTATGTTGATGCGGAAACGCTTGAGAATGTCGATGCCGTTGTTGATGCTGTCCGCTCCCTTGGTGCTGCCGATTATCCACAGCCCTCGGTTGTGTATCTCCTGAATGCTCTTAGGCTCTGCCGAATCTGCAATGATAAGGTCTCGTTTCGTCCGTCCTTGTTCCTTGCATCGGTCTGCGATGTCATCGTTCGTCATTCCAGGCTGGTAGATTTCTTCGTCCACCCATAACTCTCCGTGCGCCAATATAACGTGCTCCAGCGCAGTTGGGTCGTTGGTGAATCCGAAGTCCATACCCCTGCATTCCATCTTCCACTCATCCCTTGGTGGCAGCTTGTCAACGATGCCCCAGTTGGTGAAGATAAGCCCGGTTATCTTTCCGGTCAGTCCTCTTGCGTAAACTCGCCACAGTTCGGGGTCGTCAATCTCCTCAATCTTCTTGTGTTCCTGCTCAGTCAGGAATCGGTTGTTTCGGTGGTCGCTCAGAATCAATCTGCAATCATCCCTGCCGATGATGTTGTTGTGCACCCAAAACCTTGCACTTGGGTTGTAGTCGATGAATACCTGCTTACGGGTTCGGATGGCCAGCTGCCAAAACACTTCGTAGGGCACACCGTTCGCCTCGTTAACAAACAGATAGTCTCGCTTACCGTTCTTAGCGTCCTGCGCATCTTGATAACTCTTGAACTCGATGATGGAGCCGTTCTTTCCTCGGTAGCTGCTGTCGCTCTTGTTATTCTTGAACCAGTCCAGCAACTCTGCCCTTGAGTGCAGGATGGTGTCGAGGTCTCGCATGGCTCCCACTTTCAAGTTCGGGAGGTCTTGACCGCACACCGTGATAATTGCCATCGGATGCTCAAAAGAAAGCACTATAAGACGCTGCATGATGGTGTATGTCTTCCCCGAGGACGTGCCGCCCTGGTTCACAAGGAATCTCGGCTTCACGTCCGCATTCGGGTCATACAGTTCACCAATAACGTCAAATAGTGCCATACTTTCAAACAATAAAACTTAAAACAAAATTATGGTTAAATTATTCTTTATCCAATCCTTCACGCTCGATTACTTCCTGCTCGCTGGATGCGCACTGGTGTCCCGAGTTGATGTATCGTACCTCGATGCCGCCTTGGAAGCCTGCGTTCAGGTCGAGCACGACCTTATCCAGTCCGAGCAGCTTGCAAATCTGCGTCTCTGCCTTTAGGATGATGTCTAGGTAGCGTGGGTCTCCGAGACCTCGCTTCTCAGCATCGAACATTATCGCCTTGACGGTATCCATCGTTACCAACCCAGTGTCTGGATCCTTGTTAGGCAGTCCGACTTGTGTCTGTGTCTTGCTGTTATAGTCCGCTTTGGATTTCTCCCATGCGTCCCAGGCTTCACGTATCACCAGTTTCAACCTTGCCACCTCGCTTGTTATCTTTTCGTCCGTGTCGGTCAGTCTCTCTTCCCTCCACTCCTTCAATAACCGCTGAATGTCGCAGTGCGCTTGATTGTATTTCGGTCTGTCGAGCCGCTTGCGAACCTCTGCCGTGATTTCTCGCTCCGTCCATCCCTTGCGGTATAGGGGTGCGATAATCTGCAGGCGGTTCTCGATGTCGATTTTCTGCGCTCGATGTTTGTTGTTATTACCTTGTGGCATACGATTCTTGATTTAAAATTTCGCTCCGTTGTACTTGTATACGATGTTTCCCTCGCTGTCTCGTTCGTCAGCTGGCAACATTGCCCCTTCGAACATCTTGTATGGCGAGTGCGCTGCCTGCGGATTGTTCCAGCACCACTTCATGTAGTCGGCTGCGCTCATCGTGTAATACTTCGAGTACTTCTCTCTTGTTCCCAGGTTCATCGCCTTCTCCAGTCTCGCCCTCAAAAGGTTCTCTGCATCCAGCTTGATGTCGCTCCACCTCACGTATCCCTTGCGCTTGCAAATGTTCAGTGCTTCGCACATCTGCCCCCTGCTGTAGTTCCACGTTGGCGGCAATCCGCAGCAACTTCCGTTGTGGCAAAGTTCCTTGAAGTGTGCGTCCGATACATAAAAGCGCATTCCCAGCTGGTCGCACAGTTCCTTCATGTTCCTGAAGAACGGTTCTTTGACCTTGCGGTTCAGTCTCAGATAGCCGGACTGTACGCTGTACTTCTTGTAGAATGCGAGAATGTCGAAACCTGCCATCTTGCTGATGGTAGGCAACAATTCCCTCAATGTCGGGCTTCTCGTTTCCAGGCAGAAGAATTCGGTGCTCAAAGCTGTAGCCCCTCTGTTGAATGCTTCCTTGATAAGGTCGAGGTACGTTGGCGTGCTCACTCCGATGATGAAGGGTCTCAGTCTCAGCGTTGCCCCTCCTGCCCCTGCATTGGCGATGCGCTCGATGGCTTCCAGTCTTGCTTGTGGGCTTTCCACCCCTCGCTCTATTACTCTAGCCTTCTCTGCATCGCTGGTGATGATTGAGAACTTGAAGTTCCAGTTCTTCTGCCCTCTAATCAAGTCCATGTATCGCTCATCCTTGGTGAACCATGCTCCCTTGGTCGAGAAGCAAAGCGGATAGTCTATATCCTTGAAGAAGCGCAAAAGTTCCAGTGTCGTTCCGTACTTACGTTCGAAGTTGTCGAACTGGTCGCTCATGCTTCCCCACTGCATAACCTTGCGAGCCTTGATGTATGGCGCAAAGTCTCCACCGTGCTTGTCGGGGTCAATGAACATTCGTTTGATGCGCTCAACGCTCACGTCCTTAACCTCCTTGTGCAGGTATTCCTTCTTCTTGCTGCCAATACCTCGCTGGTTCTGAGCAAAGCAATACATACAGCCAAAGCTGCAATTATTGTAAGTGTCAAAAGCCATTGGCATTGAGCAGTCGGGAAACTCGTATGTTATTCTTGGCGTGTTGCCATAATGTTCTGCCATATCCTCATGAATTTATTTTGTTGATGATAAAGTCTGCGATTTGGTCTGCTGTCTGCTTCGTGGTGTCTATCGCTACAACGTCACAACCCGCAGTTTGCCATTTCTTTGCCGAGTGTGCCGATTCTCGCTGTCCCCGGATAATATCCTTGCTCAACGTTCCGTTCGACCGTTCTGCGAGCCTTTTTTGGATTTCTTCGAGTGGTGCGTATAAGAAGATTACAATCTGTCTGTCCGCATTGAACATTGCATGCGTCAAGTTCGGACCCCAGCATTTAAGTCTCATTCCTTCGCAAATGATGCAGTCGGTGCTCTCCAGTGCCTTCTTCACGATGTCACGAAGTATGGTCGTACCGTTCAGATTGTCAACACCTCCGTACTTAACATCGTATCGCCCTGCAAATGCAACTCCATCCTTGGTGCTGCTTATTCCGTCCTTGTAGCTCTCAATGCCACCAAAGCTTTCTATCAGCTTTCGGGCAACGGTGCTCTTTCCGCTGGCGTTGGTTCCAATGATAAAAACACAAGTCTTTCTCATATTCGAGTTATTTTTGTTAAATTTCGTCTCTGCCGGATTGAATTGTTCAGAGCGGATAGTTTATCCATTTCAAACGTTTCTCCGACTTAAACGCTAAATTTCCGACTATTCGGTTTTTTCTTTGAGTTCGTCCACATCAAAGTTGCGCTTCTCGATTGCGTCAAGTCCAAGCATATCTGCCACGGCTTGTGCGTCCTCGCTGCGGTATACGATGATGATGCGCTGTTCTTCGTCCTCTTCCGGCTCGTAGGTCGTGGCTTCCTGCTGGATTTCCCAGGGGTTCAATCCCCATCGCTGCATATCGTCCACATCAAATGCTCCCTTTAGCTTCTCTTCATCCCAGCTGCCAAAATAGACGTTATCCTTGATGATGAACTCGTCCGTCTCTTCCTCGGATAGGCTGTCAGCAATAACGACCTCGACCTTTGGTTCTGCCTTCCACTTCTCCCAGTGGCTGCAAAGCTGCTGCTTCTCTCCATCGGTCAGTTTCACGGCAACGGTCTCTATTGCGTTCTTGATAGCTTCGTCTTCCATCTGCTCGATGTTGAGCAGGGCACGGAAGCGCATGTTTCCTCCGAGGATAACTCGGTTCTCATTACAGACGATTGGTCTCATCTGCAACATCTTCGGAAACGTCAGAATACTCTCAACGAGTTTCTGCATCTGCTGTGGCTCAATGCTGCGTGGGTTGTCTTGGTTCTCCACCAGGTCGTGCAGGTTGATGTTCTCGATTTTATTCTTCTCCATTGTCTTCCTCCTTTCCTTCTTGTCTTGGTTTCAGTTCATCAAAGTTCCAGACGATGCGGTCGATATGATCAACTCCCAGCAACTTGGCAAGGAATGGCTCATCGGCTGGCTTGTAGTGAATGATTACGTTCTCACGTGGCAAAACGCCATCGCCCATTATCGTTGGCAAGTCGTCAGGAGTTAAGTCTTGCCCTTCGATTTCAGGAGGTAGTTCCCCTGCGAATGGGTCGCCCTCTTGGTCGTCCTTGTCTTTCTTCTTGCACTTGCTGGTGCTTCTTGCTTCCACTGGTGCTGGGTTCCAGACTGGCATACCCCAGTTCTGAAGCTGTGCGCTGTCCCATCGGTTCGCAAGGTCGTTGAAGTCCCAGTTGCCGAAGGATAGGTTGTCTTTAATCATGAACTCCTGCTTCTGTGCTTCTGTCAAGTCTGATGCGCTCACCACGGTTACTGTTGGCTGCTGCTGCCATCCCTGCCAATACTCCATCAATGCGGATTGCTCCTCATCGGAAAGACGCTGCTCTGCATCCAGCTTTACTTGAATGCTTGCTTCGTCCATCGTGACAATGTGCTGCAAGGCTTTCAGTCGCATGTTGCCACCCAATGCATGGAAGGTCTCATCAATAACAATCGGGCGCAGGGTCAACATTCGTGGGAACACGATGATGCTCTGCACAAGCTTCTGAAAGTTCGCTTGACTTATCTCTCTAGGGTTCGCCTCATTCTCGCTGACCCTCGATAGTGCGATTTCTTCTGTTTTCATTTTCTTCTGTTTTAAGTCCGAAATACGTGCTTACCTGATAAACACTGGCGCAAAGATACGACTTTTTTGCTTTAGTTGTTTGTTCTTTGCACACTTTTAACTTTTTCCAACACTTCGTTTTTATTTTATCCATCAAAGGCTCGGATGGTCTTCTGTAGGGTTGTCTGCGGTTTCTGCGGCTTCACTCTGACCGGGTATCCTGCACAGACCCATGCGAGGAGAAGTGCGTCTCTCTGGTCTTGGTTCATTCTCGGCATCTTTTGTCCTGCGCTTACAAAATAAGCAAGTTCGTCTTGGGTGATTTTTCCGTCTTTACCCTTCCAGCACTTCTTTAGTGGCTTGACGATTTCGCAGGGGATATTGTAGTGTTTGCAGCACTCGACAATCAAGATTCCGGTCTGATGGTTCATTCCGGTAGAGCGTCCGATTGCTGCTGCCTTGACTGCTGTCATGAAACGATTAAGCACATGCCAGTTGCTTTTGTTGAGCCAGCCACCTTCAATAACGACCTTAATCTTTTTGCAACTCTCGTTCATAGCCTTTAGGTAATTTATCAATGAAGGAAAATTCATTTTATAGGCGAGAAACGTCTTGTCGTCAAAGACTGCTCCAACTCCGCTTTCCTGATTGTCGGGGTCGATTCCAATTATAACTGTTCCTTTTTCCATTTTTTCTTTAAAGTAATTATTTTGTTTAAATTTCACGCATAAGCGTTTATTTTGTTTTACTGGTGTAGTTTATCAACCAACACCCTTTACGTGCGCACATGCGTACACACATGCGTTATTATCCCTATCTTTCCCCTACCCCTTTCTTTCCCTTCTTTTTGGTTGCGATAGAGAAAGCTGGCAGGGATTCCGGAAGTTGTGCCTGCGCTTGCAAAATAAATGAATAACTTAATGAATGAATTTTTTGCAGGGTTCTTCCTTCTTCCACCGCCAGCCGAATGAATAAAAGCATAATTTCTAACGATTTCTTTTTCTTACTTCTTCATGTACCACCTCGCTTTCTTTGTTTATACGTCAGACTTCGGGAGATACGTTTCCGGCTCTCATATCGTAATTTCAAGATGTTATAAGTTATTTGTTCTGATAGGGAGCCATCCCCTTCTGTCCTCGCTGGTTAAAAACTCTATTATTGAACTCACGACCGATTATTCTTTTTATTTTCTAGCAGCCATGCCAGATGCGCTGCCTGCTGCGGATTCTTGAACATGGATAGAGCCTTCTCTACGTCCGGCTTCTTCCTCTCACGCATCGCTCTGTCGGCTACCCGGTTCTTCGTACCGTAGTTCCGGTAGTGCTTACTCCAGTACTCCTTTTGATACGCCCGGTATTTTTCCCGGTTTCTCTTTCGCCATTCCTTCGTGGCTCTGAGGATCTGTTCCCGGTGCTCCTGGTAGTACGTTCTGTTCTTCTCCCTTGTTACGAAGTCGCTCATTGCATTCAAGTATTACCTGATGTTCTACATATTGCTTGCGCTCCGGGCAATAGATGCCGTTTAAGCAGTTTCGCCCGGCATCGCAAGCCTTGCATAATTCACTCGCCATACGTCCACTAGAATGGTAAATTCTCGAAGTCGTAGTCAGTGAAGGCGATGTTCTCGTGTCCCTCGAATTGGATGCAGCAGGAGAATCCCGATGTCTTTCCGCTTTGGATAGACAAGGCTTCATATCTATAATTCGCTCCCTCTCCACGGTCACGAACAAATAACGCAGGAATCCACTTGAATTCTTTTTCATCCCTTACCAGCACCTTGTCGAAGGTCCTGAAGGCTGGCTGCTCCCTCTCTTCCTTCCCATTCTTCCAGATGTCGTAATGTTTGTTGAACAGTTCGACTTCGTTCTCTGTCGCTTCTCGAAGTTCCGTGTTTACACTAATGCGAAGGTCGAAGGCTTGGTCGGTCACGAACTTCTCGGTCTCAATCTCATACTGGTTGCCGAATGTCAGCGTGTCCTCGCTTTCGTTCTTATCAATAAGCTTGCCGATGATAGTCAACTCTCCGTCCTCATCATCCTCGTTGAAAACGTAGAGTTTGCCGACTTCAAACGCTGGCTTCAAATCCACAATCTGTTTCTTCTCTGCATCCCAAGCCTTTCCTTTCTCTTCGAGAGCATCAAAGAGTTGCTGCTTTTCCGAGTCCGTAGCAAGGCGAAGTTCAATATCTCCAACATCTTCTCTGAATGGTTCTTCTAGAAGAAGCTCATCATTCTGGCAAAGAACTGCATGGAATCCTATATATGCCTCTTGTCTCGATTGGAATATAGCAATATGTGTACATTTTCGTACCACAAGGGCTACTATATCTCCATCCTTGAAATCTGGCTGAGCCTTCTCAATCTCCAGAGTCTCACGGTTCAACTTGCCGCCAAAAAATTTCTCAATAGAGTTGATGTAGGTCTGGGCTTCATCATCGCTAGCTTTCCTAAACGTAAAAGTTATCATTTCAGATACTTCTTTGTTATAATCTTCGAAACATTCATTCCACAGATAATGCTTTCCTTTAAATCTTGTGTAGCGATTATCTTTAAACCCTTCAAAGATAACATGTATGTTGGCATCTCTATGAACAAGCACATCTCCCTTCTTGAAGAACTTGCTCCAGTCTCTCATTTGTTTCGAAGGGAAGAGCAGAACTTCTCCTTGTTTATAGATTTTTCCGTTCTTGTCGAAAAAGTGTTCTCTTCCGGCTTCGTCCTCAGTCCAGATTGCTTTCGCACTGTCCTTGTCGTTTGCCATTCCACTGTGCCACACCCTTCCGCATTTAGGTGTGTACAACTCTGTACCGTACTCTTCATTTTTGAGAATCTCAAAAATATCAATATCTTTCTGTTCCATTGTCTGAATGTTTTTTATTGTTTATAACTTCACTCGTCCGAGTTTAAAATAAAGTTCCAGCAGTTCCTTGGTATCGAGCCAGAAATCGGTGTTGCCAACGTATACGTGATGTCTGTGTTCGTCTGTTATGATTTCTATCTTTTTCATATTTTTCGCTATTTAAAGAGTTCCTGCTGTGGATGAATGATGTCTGCTCGCATCTTTTTAGCCGCCCAGAGAAGGAGGTTGGTATTTTTGGTTCCAGCATTCTTTTCGAGGTCTCTGATGATGCAGGTCAGGGCATCGTGCTCCGCTTCCTTCTCATTACCGTAGAAGATGCTGAGAGTGTCATATCTACTCGGGTAGGCAACCGGGCTGTCGTACCAATGCTTTCCCTTCTGAATGCTGTAGCCCCATATCCAGCCGAACTGTGTATTCGCGGTCATTACCTTCCATCCCCAGTTGTCTGCACCCTCTGCGGCATACTCGATTACGTGCGGATTGATGCAAACATCGTAGATGTTGTACTTGAAGCCTTCGTGCTCTGCGACCGGCTTCTTGATGTCGTAGCTGTTTTCGGTCAGCCACTTGAACCAATCGTTCGAAGTCTTGAATACGAGCCCAGCGGCTCTGCATTCGTGAAAAAATAATTCATTCATGGCTATTCCTCCGTTTTTTGTTCATCCGTAATCAACTTGCGCAATCGAGATATAACCTTACTTGCGTTCTCATCATGCACCCCTTCGTAAAGTCCAAGATGCATCATAATGATGTTTAGCGCAGGGTCATCTATTTCAACAGCCCTTTCTGCAAGTATTTCAAGCACACGTGCCATAATCGTAAAAGTCACAGGATAAGGAGTACTTTTTGAACACTCTGCTATCTCTTTCAATAGCCTTGGCATATCAACCTTAAACACCATGTCGTTCATAACATAGTCCTGAACTTTCTTGCTTTTTATTTTCTTCATATCATTCATACTTCTAAATCTTTACGAAGTGTACGTCCTTGCGGTCTTCTCTTTCACTATTCAGACAAGCAAGATTCATACACATAATGCCTTCTCTCTTACCGTTCAAGATGCACTCGTGGCAGTTATATTCAGATAGACCTATATCCTCAACCACCTTGCAATTTACACCTTCAATGCTAATTGTCGACCCTACCGGGTATTCTGTCTTGAAGCATTCGTTGTTTACAATACATACTTCTTTTGCCATAATTCTTTTGTTTTAAGTATTTAAAATCTGTTTGCCTTATAATTTACCGCCCGAAGCATGAAAACGTCCCAGAGCGGCTGATTTTGCCCTCATCTGTTATTTTTCGGGCTTCCAGTCGATGCCCAGCCGCTGCAGAACTCCACGTTCGTAGTATCTTGTCAGCGAATCCTTTGCTGGCTTGTTGTTTGGGTTCTTCTTCAAGTCTTCGAGGTTCTGCTGGATTACCCACCGGAACTTGTTGTCTTGATTCTGCTGGCTCGCTGGCTGCTGGTGCTTGGCTTGCTCGTAGAGTTCCCCGATGCTCGGTCTTGCCGTTGCCGCAGGATCCTGCGCCTTGACTGCTGCCGATTGCGGCTGCTGGCTTGCGGCTGGCTCGTTGTTGAAGTTGCCTTCCAGCACCTTTGCGAAGTTCTGCTCATTACCGAATATCCAGTCGAACTTTCCGAGCCAGCCATGCTTATTATTGCCGTTCATGAAGTCAGATGCCATCGCAATGTCAATTACCCGGTACAGAGTTTTCACGTCTCCCTTGCATTGACGAACCCTTGCCTTGACCATCACCTTGCGGTTCTCGGTCATGAGCGTAATAGGCGGCATCGCACTCTTCGTCTCATCATGCTTGCGGTTCCAGTATTCCTTGACGGCAGCATAGTCTATATTTTGAGATTTTGAAACCTTGCCGCCACCGGGTGCTTCGGTCTTGACCGATGCACTCTGAATACCTTCTTTAGAAGGTTCTAATATATTTGTTTCTTTAGAAACATCATTATCATACTCATTATCATTATCATTATCATTATCATAAGGTGAACGTTCGTGTACGTTCGTGTTATTTTCGCACGTTCGTGCACGTTCGTGTACGTTCGTGTTCCCTGCTTTTTCTCTTGCCTCTCGCTTTTTTCTTTCTCTTTCAAGTGCAATCTGTCTGTTTTTCTCACACTTGGCTTGATACTTGTCTTGATTGCGCTCGATATTGTCTTTGATAAAAGCAAAAGCCATACGCACGACTGGTTCGAGATTTATAGTCTTCCCATCCCTTGCGTAGAGAAATATCGCTCTCGTAAGTTGCCCGAGTTGTTCATCGGTCAGCCCCTCGATAAGAGCGTAGTATGATGTGTATAAGATGAATGAATCGTTCATGATGTTTTATTCTGATAATGATAGTTTCTTTTCCAGCTTCCGTTTGAGCACGGTAGCCATACGGATTTTGTTCCGCTGGCTTGTGTCGGTCGGTGCTGTCACTTCCCCACCTAGGGAAATATAATTTCCTAACTGGAGAATTATATTCCTTAGGTCGGTTTTTGATATAGGAACGCTAGCCATAAGCCCTGCCTTTACTTAATGAGCAATCTTCTTGCGCCTTGCACCTGCTTGATGTACTTGGCACACTCTTTAGGATGGTCTGCCTGATAAGCCTTGGCATCGAACTTCTCGCTTGCCTTCGGTGCTTTCCACGTTGCCAGCATCTTTCCGTTTCCGTCCACGATGCTCTCTGCGTCCCCGAAGAACAGCTTCAAGTTGTCCTCAATCTCATCCTGCTCGGTCTCCAGTTTCTTGTTCTGAACCTTGAGTTCCTTGAGCCTAGCAATCTGTTCGAGTATCTCCTTCGTTGCAGTCACTTTCTTGCCAGCTACATGTAGAGGAGACTTTAGGAGAACGTCTTGTGCGCTGTAGGCTGGCGGCTCTTGGTTGCCCACGATGTAGTCAAGCCAGAACTTGGTTATCTCGTCACGCATCCATCCGAAGAATTCGGGGTCGAAATCGATGTCACGGTAGCCGAACTCCCTTCCTGCTGTCAGCCAGGCAAGTGCTCCGTCCTTGTATTCTCCCACTCCGAGGTTCATCTGAAGCTGGCAGAACCAATGTTTCGGAAGGTCGTCTGCATCTATCTGCATCTGCGTGGTCTTGCACTCGAGGATGCTCTTGCTCGCTTCGTTGTGTGTTGCCCCGGTTCTCCAGAAGGTGCGGTCAGGAGATACACGCAGATACGGTGTATCGGTGTTCGTAATGGTGTAGTCGTCCGTGCTCGCCTTGATGATGTGGCAGTGGCTCTCTCGCTTGAAGAACTGCGCCACGGCATCCTCCAGCAGATGTCCTGCAACCATCGCAAAGTTCTCAACCTTTGGTGGGTCGATACCCTTCTTGCGTCTCCACAACTGGTATGGTGTTTCCCATGGGTTCAGTCCCAGTACTGTGCCTGCCTCTGATGCGCCTATTCCCTTCGAGCGGTTCTGCAACCACTCCTCTCTGCTTTTATATTTAATTATCTGCTTCATTGTCTTTTATTTTTATGTTTGCGGTATAATACATTTTCGCTGCTCCAATGATAAGCTGACGAACGAATTCATCCCTCTTCATTGAATGCACAAGTCCACTTGCGAGGATATCGGCTTTTCCGGAATAGGCAATATGGAAATCGAAACCTTTGCCACCTTCTTCGCTTACATCCCCATTATCTTCTGCTGCAATCTGTAGAAAATTTCTTTCTTCCTCGTTTTCCTCGACCCATGTCTTGTATGCCTTGGCGGTTCTGTCAAAGTACTTGTCGATGGTGCTCTTGTGTTTCTGTTTGTTTTCTTTTTCTGCCATAATTTTACTGAATGTTTAATAGTTGCCACGGCTTCCCTTGGTAGGTTGTGATGGGAGCCCACCCCATAGGTTGTGCCGTGGCGGTTCGGGCAAACGTTATAACTTTATAAACTAAAACTATTTCTTTGCGGCTGTGCCAGTCTTGCCTTGGCTGCGGTTCATTGCCTTCTGCGCCTTGTTCTTGGCATCATCGGCTGCTGCCTGCGCCTGCTGTGCGATGGCATCCTGCTGCTTTGGCTTCTTGAAGGTCTCCTCTACGGTGGTCGTACCTTCTTTGATGGCGTTGTACACACCAGCCAGTTTTTGAATGTCCTCTGCCGTGACTTCCTCGGCTGATTTCTTCCCGATGTAGTCAAGCAGCATAAGGTCTGTTACCTGGTACACTTGGAAGCAGGCTACACAGCTCTTCCACTGGCTCGGCACGCCAGCCTTCTTGATGTGCTCGAGTGCTTTTTCCTGCACTTCCTTAACCACGCTTGCAATTAAGACCTGCGGCACGACCTTGCAGATTGCGTTACGCTGTGCGATGGCCACGGCTGCATTGCCAACTACCACCTGCATGTCCTGCGAGAAGGTGTAGCCCTTCGATGTCAGAATGCTGCGCTTCACTTCGACAGAGTAGGCAACGTTGCTCTCGAGGTCATGGCATACGCCTTGTGCCGTGATGGTCTTGCCATCGTTTGCGATGATGCGGCCAGCGATGCGCAGGTTCTTCCAGCATGCGGAAATGATTTCCGTGAACCTAACACTAGGACCCTCGATAACAGTAGTTTTTCCGTCCTTGCTAGTGCGCTCAAGGTGGTAGAAGCAGTTGTATGCCACATCATCGTCCATCGCTGCCAGTGCTATCATGTTCTTCTTGCATTGCATGATGTCTCGAGGGAACTTGTGCGCAGTAGCAATCTGTCCGTCAATCTCCGAGCGGTTGATAGCTTCCAGCATTTCGCCACCGCTCACTTGAATAATTTCATTTTCCATAATTCGTTCTTTTTATTGTTCAACATAATCTTTTAATTAACTCTAGTGGAAGGCTGGGGATTCGAACCCCAGTTGACTGCCAAAACTTACCCCCCCTGCCAGCTGCCGAGGGATGCCCTTCCGTTGCAGGGCGCACGCTGTCGTTTCCGCATATTACATGGTAAAAACAACTAATTTTAGATAACCTTGAAAAATGAGTTTTGCGTGCGCCCTTTGCCCTGCCGCTGCAGGGAGCCATATAATAATTGTTTAACATCGTAGTCAAACCAGTTGAGCCATAAGGCTGTCGAGCCTGCTTTCCTCGAAGGCGTCCATCGGGTCTTGGTCTGCGTATTGGCTGTTCTCCTCCAGCCAGTCGTCCATCACGTCCTGATAGTTGACGCAGCCCTCGATAGCTTCCTCTAGCCGCTCGCTGTCGTTGTTGTTATTCTTGTGCGAAACGACCGCTGTGTTCCCGGTTCTGTCGCACCATACTGAAATGTCGCCTGCCTTGGTCTTGATGTCTACCCTTGCAACCGCTGGTCGCTGCGGTTCACGGTCTAACTCCAGCCAAATTGCATCGTACATTTTCTCTCTGCAATCCTCTATTATCTTCTTCATTCGTTACCTCCTCTCTTATTAAATATGTAACTTTGGAAGGTCTCACGGCACGACTTCAATACCTCGTTGTCGCCAATTTCGTCCACTGGTATGAGCGGTATGTTATCCAGTGCCACGCAAAGGTTGCCTTCAAACTCTCTGTACTGGATTCTCCGCTCTGCCTCGAAGTAGCACTTGTTGTTCAGTTCGCATTGCTTTCTGGTCTTGCGGTTCGCCTTCCAGTTAGTGATAAGCCAGCAGATGTCTGTGTAATTTACGATCATCCTGCGCATATTGATTGATAACTTGCTCATAGGGCAATCCTCCAGACTTTTTTAATCTCGCTGCCCTCGAAAACCTTGCGGTTGTCGATTCTGCGAAACTTGACCTTAATCTTACCAGCCTGCAACCATCTGCGCAGGGTGTTGCGATGGATGCCAAGCACCTTGCAGGTCTCTGTCATGGTGTATCTGCCTGCATCCGCTACCTTTGGTTCTACGTTCGTCATGTTATGCCCTCCAAAAGATTAAAGTTACTAATACGATGGCAACTGCCAGGCTTATTACTTCGTCACTTGTGATAATCTCGATAAACTTCTTCATACGCTCTGAATGTTTAAATTGGTTCTACTTGATTATTTGCGTACGGCTGCACGTCTCTTCTTTGGTGTTATCAATCCAGCCTTTATGAGGATAACACGCACGTTCTGCTGGGTGCAACCAACACGCTGTGATACTGCGAGCATTATTCTGCTGTCTGAGGTCTCGGCAGGTGCTTTTGCTCGGAAATCTGCAAACATCGCTATGATGTTCTTCTTTCGTTCGTCCTGCTGCTTCTGCAACGGTGTCCGAAAATCATAATTAAAATTTTCTCCCATTTTATTTGTATTTTAAATTATTTTCTTTATCTTTGCAAAAGAGTTTTTAAACTCGTTTCTGAAATCGTTTGCAAAAATAAAACAAATATTTTAGATTACAAAACATTTGGTAGTGGTTTTAATATTAATTTAATTTTATTTAATTTTGTTTTAATATGAACGGAGAAGAACTAAAACAATATATAAAGCGCTCGGGAATGTCCGTTGCTGCTGTTGCGGAGGAGTTAGGAACAAGTCCTCAGAACTTGAATGCGAAGTTTAATCGCAAGTCTATAAAGATAGATTTCTTTCAAAAGATAAAGGAAATCATCGACAAGTGTGCCCCTCCCCTACCAGCCGAGATGGAAGAGGCTGTTTTCGGTTCAAACGTCAATGGTTCGAACAGCTCCAACGTTTCCCAGTCAATAGGTAGTGATGCAGCACTTCAGGCTAGGGTCGAAAGCTTAGAAAGTGAAAATTCCTTTCTTCGAAAGCAAGTTGAAACCCTGCTTGCCATTGTCGGGCAAAAATAATTTAGTAACTTTGCAAAATGAAAAAGTATGGTTAGTCAAAAAACATCAGACGATAGGGAGACGGACAGAAGAAAGCTCTTGGCTGGGTATCTGTACGACTGCTCGAAAATGATGTACGGAAGCGTTGCTGTCGGTGGTCTGTCTCCTCTACTAACTGGTGACCCATTGCAGGCGGTTCATCAAGTCTGCTTGGTGTCGGGTGTGGCTTGTGGCGCATCACTTGCGTACCTTGCAAATTATATAATGAAATTTAAAAAATAAAGATTATGGATGCATTCTTGTTATTTAACGTGATGGCATTGGGAATGACCATTGCATTTGGCATTTTCTTGAAATCAAAGAAAGGTCAGAAGTGGCTGCGTGAACTTTAGTTCTCGCTCCAGGTACAATATCAACTAAAATTCTAAGTAACGATGAAAGATGAGGATTTCATAGAGCGGAAGGAGAAGGTTCTTCTTGCCGCCCTCGGGAAAAGCTGGCTATGGAAAGCCAGCAGGTTGATAATAGGCATTATCCCTCCAGTGGGTGCGCTTGTAATGCTGATTCACTGCACTCTGCTCTCGTTCGGCATTCGGGCAAAACTCACAGAGTGGGTATTCGACTGCTCGCTGTTCGGGTTCATTGCCTGGATCATCGTCAGCCTTGCCTATGGCTTCTGCTGGGTGCATCGAGCGTTCGCTACCTACGGAGTGCTGATTTCATTCTGTATCGACTTTCAGCGTTCTTTCGGGTTCGGTGTCTTGCGCCAGCCGCTGCAGCTGCTGATGGTCGCCCTAGGGCTGCTGCTCTTCTTCGTCTTCATCAAGAAAAAGGCTTGGAACGAGTTCTATGAAAGAAATATTAATCATTTAAACGAAAAGTAATATGAAAAAGATAATAATGTTATTCGTGCTTGCGCTTGCGTGCGTGGGTGTGCAGGCGCAAACGGTCGTTAATAAGACAAATAGAATCAAGAACACACGGATTACTTGGTCGGTTGCTGGCAAAGATACGGTATACTGCTACCCTTGCACTGATTTTAGCGACCCTCTGCAGCCAACTGTATATCTTATGTTTATCGGAAAAAACAATCTCGTTAAAACGCTAGAATACTTAGCTAGTGCAGAACTGGAAGAAGGCGTTACCGTCTCTCTTGATTACACTATAGACAAAAACAGAATACAGAAAGCAGACGACCTCTTTTTTAAAAAGTTCATTGTATGGAATAAAGGTGAATATCTCCCTAGGTGTTCGACAATAACGAAAAAATTTGTTAAGCAAGATTTGAAATGGTTAGGCGTAAAGCCGCAAAAGCAAAAAAGCCTTGGCGATGATGGATACTTTAAATAACCTTCTCGCCTACGAGGAATACCTGCCAGTGCTCACCCATTCCGAGGTGGATCTGCTGCTGGCTTCTCGCCCAACGCTGGCTCAGTTGCAGGACTGGTCGCAAAGATTGAATAATCACCGGGCAAGGCTGGAAAGCGTTTTCAGTCGTGCCTATCAAAAACAGAAAGATTATGGAAGATAAAAATCTGATGTCCGCTGATGTGGATATAGTAGTTCGTTTCTTCTCTGCCATCGACCGCCTGAAGGCTGATGGTTGCATTGGCGGTCTGAAGACGATAACCGACCGGTATGGTCTCAACCGCTGGAACATCATGTCCCTGCGAGACGAGCCTGCCGAGTATTACGGTCGTTTCCGTCCGTCTTGGGTTCAGTTCCTAGTCCGTGACTACCACATCAACCCATACTGGCTGCTCCTTGGCTCTGGGGAGTTCTATGCGACTGGCTTCACGCCCGAAATCGTGAAAAACCTGAATAAAAACTGCACAAGAAAAAAGCAGTCTGCATAAGTTTTTAATTTTCAATTATTTAGAACATACGTTATGATTTTAAGTACCACTCCAACCATAGAAGGCCACCCTATCCGTGAATACCGTGGCGTAGTGACCGGCGAAACCATTATCGGTACCAACTTTGTAAAGGATTTCTTTGCCAGTGTCCGTGATGTAATCGGCGGCAGAAGCGGTTCTTACGAAAGCACCCTCCGCGAGGCTAAGGATACAGCCCTCAGAGAGATGGC